AAACTATGGACCTATTATTATCAATATTATTTTGGTGATAGTAATGTAACTACACCTTTAGGTGGAGCATTAGGTGGTGCTATTGGTAGTGCATTAGGTGGCGGCCTTGGCGGAGTACTTGGAGGAGCGTTAGGCAATGTAATTGGAGGCGGGGCAACATTGCCAGCGGCCAAATACGGAAATACAAAATACAATCCTCAATCTGTTATAACACCGGCAACAGCATATGGTCTTAATAACGGTCAAGTTGATCCTTTCTTTCAGAGCATAACAATATATCAATTAAACCAAAAAGAATATTCTTGTTTTACATTAGTGAATCCTTTAATTACACAATGGGATCATGATAGATTAGATGTAGCATCGGGTAACAAAGTATTAGAAAATAAAATGACAGTAATGTATGAAGCAGTACTGTACGGATACGGTAAAGTAAAAGCAGGAAGTAATCCTCCAGGATTTGCGTCAAATTATTATGATTTAACTCCTAGTCCAATTGCCGATGCTGGCAATGGAAATTACGACAATAGTGTAGATCCATTTAGTAAAGTTGGCAATAGCGGCGAAAGTACACAAGGTGGGTTAAGTGTATTAGGATCATTACTAGGCTCCCAGAATTTAGTTAGTAACGCATTAGGAGCAATAGGATTAGGTTCCGGCACACCTGGTGGATTAGGAAGTGTATTTGGCGGTTCAGCAGTGGCGGGTGCGTTAGGTGGTATTGGAACATTGTTTGGTGGGGGTAGCGGAAATGCTGGACCTACTGCTTCTGCGTCTAATGCTTCAGCAGGCGCAAATATTGCGGCTGACCTTGCTTCTGGAAAAATAACTCCTGCTCAAGCAAAGGCAATGTTAACTACTGGAGCCACAGGCGCTACCGGTCCAACAACTGGAGCAAGTGGTTCTGATACTGGAGCAAGTGGTGCTACTGGTGCTGATACTGGAGCAAGTGGTGCTACTGGACCAACTGATAGTAATCCTGATCCAACACAATCCGGTGGTGATACTGGAAACGGTAGTAACCCAACTACTCAAGATCAAACCAGTGGAAATAATCCAGATTCACAAAGTGATGCTAATGCTCAACAAACTAACTCTGATCAAACCCAAACTACCTCAGACTATACCGGTCCTAGGGTAGTCTATGCTCCAGATGGATCTAGTTCTCCTGTTGATGAGTTAGGTAATGTTGAAAAGACGTTAGTAAACGGAAGTTTTAATAGTTAATAAGAAATAAAAATGAGTAATTACATCTATAATAATGTACCTAATGAAAGTAAACCGTCAAGTAGCGATGCTACTTTAAATGTGTTTAACAATTATAATAGTTTGCCGACACAATTAAACAATTCGGCGTTAATTGCTATGACTGGATTTTTAGAAAAGAGAGGATTTAAAAATCCTAGTGCCGAAACTGTAGCCATTACTATCTTAACTCAGGCAAAGAAAGAAGGTTACGATCCGATGGCAGTATTACAAACACTACAGGGCGCATCTGATGCTACCTTAAGTACTACTGTGGCACAAATATTAAACTACAATCGATTTAAAACCAGTACACTTGGCATCGCAAATACAAATCCAGTAGTTGATGCCATATCACGTAATATACTAGTATGAGTTTAAAATTTGCCAAAGGTCACTATAAATTAACCAATCCAGAAAAATATCTTGGATTAGGTACCCCTATCTATCGAAGTAGTTGGGAATTAGTTTTTATGAGATTTTGTGATCATAACCCAGCAATAACAGAATGGGCGAGTGAATGTGTTAAGATTCCATATCGCGATCCATTAACAGGTAAAGGAACAGTTTACGTTCCTGATTTTTTAATCAGTTACTTAGATAAGAATCAACGAAAGCACGTCGAACTTATAGAAATTAAACCTAAGAATCAAGCAGTACTAGAAAACGTTGGAAAAAATCCCTATAATCAAGCACAGTTTGTACGCAATCAAGTTAAGTGGAAAATGGCAAAAGCATGGTGTGCTCAAAATAATTGTAAATTTAGAATTCTAACTGAATCTGATATTTTTACTATGAAATCCTAAAAAGAATAAGTAATAAACTATGACAAAAAGATTAGAAGAGGTTTTTAACCTTCCACCCGAAAAAAAAGAACCAGTTGTTTCTGAAGCAGATTTACAGGCTCCACCATCATTAAACCTTCAAGAAAAACTTGAAGAATTTGACAAGATATCAGCGGCCCTTCCTAGAGTAAAAGGTTTAGGTGATATTAGTGATAGTGAATTAGATGCCCTAGCAAACAAAGCAGAACAAGCCTATGACGATATCATGGACTTAGGAATGCAAGTCGAACCGCGCTATGGAGCACGTATGTTTGAAGTGGCCGCAAATATGATGAATGCCGCAATTACAGCAAAATCTGCCAAAATTGACAAGAAATTAAAGATGGTAGAATTACAGATTAAAAAATACGGTATCGACAAAAAACAGGGCGATGCTACTCCAGGTGCTATAGAAGCACAAGGTGTTCTAATTACTGACCGTAATAGCCTACTGGAAAAACTCAAAAATATGGATAAATAAATTTATGAAGACTTTTAAAGAATACCTCAACGATTCTCGTAGAACATACCCATTTAGAATTAAACTAGCGGGCGATATTACTACCGAGCAAGAAGCACGTCTAAATAAAATGTTAGAACGTTTTGCTATCAGCCAATTTAAGAAAGTTGGAAAAACACCAATCCAAGCATTGCCATTAGATTTTCCTAAATTGAAGAATTGTGAAGTATCTGTATATGAAGTTCAGTTAAATTATCCAACTACACCTAATGAGTTGAAAGAATATCTTACTGACGGATTAGAAATTAATCGAGATAGTCTAGTTGTTCGTAATCCGAATGAGCCAACTGAAGAATATCAACGTCCGCATGAACCACGTGAAGGTGCTTTATTAGATGACGCTAATTATTCAGAAGCACCTAACGCAGATTTTAATGATTACTACGGTTCTAAATACAATGCTAGTTTCATTAAAGAAATTACTGATACATTAAAAGAAAAACAAAAGGCTCGCGGTGAAGAACGTCCAACCGGGGACCAAGCAGAAGAGAGCAATAAGGAATTTGTTTCTCATAGCCCACTTCAGCAAGCACCGGATCCAAGAAGGAAGAAATAACATGCAAATGATCGACGTAATGAAAAGACTAGCAGAATTAGATTCTACTAATCCTAATGTAGTCAAAGAAGAAAAAGCAGAAGTAAAAGAAACTCCTGTTCAGTTATCTGAATCTGTTCAATTTAAAAAATTAGCAGGTGTTCCACTTACTGAAAGCGAAATCTTAGAATGTGGTATTCCAGGTATGGGAGCAGAAATGCCTCATATGCCAGCAACAATTAACATGAGCGCCGCAAGTGCTAGTGAAATTGTTACAATGATGAGAGGTATTGTTGATCTTGCTAAAACAGATGCTCCAAGCGATGCTATGGCAATGGCAGTATCAGATGAATTGCCAGGTATTCCAGGCGCAGATGATGCTCTAGTTCCAGGACACGCAGAACCAGTTGACGCATTAGCAGTTGACGAGCCAGGAGTAGACCTTCCAGGATCTAGCGACGACGAAGTTATGGATCTTATTAAAAAGATTCACACAGGACAGCCAGTAAAAGTTACAACTGACATGCCAGTAAAAGTATCAACTGATAAAGATATTAAAGGCTCTACAACTGACAAGCATACATCTAGCGACAACGGCAGCGAAGAAGACGAAGGGTTCCGCGGATACGATAATAGCCCGCATGAACAGAAAAAAGATTATAACCCAAATGACTTTGCTCAAGTAGTCAATAAGGTCAGGGATTTTGATTACACTCCAGCGCCTGGCGCTTCAAACCCAATGCCTGATCAAGAAGAAAAAGAAAAAGAAAAAGACGAAAGTATTAATTTTGAGGCTCAACTATTTGCCGAATACAAAAAGTTTGTAAGCGAATCTAAAGAAAAAGGTGTTTCAGAAAGTGAGACACAACACATTCCAATTGGTCAACAAATGGCCAATGATGGTATTACATACAGTCGTGAAAAAGAAGGTGAAATTATTGATTTAATGGTTCAATACATGAAGAAAGATGGAATGAGTCCAAAATCAATTCGTTATTACATAAACTATGACGAAGATTATGTTCCTGATCAATTAAGTTACTTACCAAGAGCAAAAAAGAGTGGTGCTGACAGTAGACTAGATAACAAGTAATTTTACGCAACACCAAATAGCCCCTACGGGGGCTATTTTTTTTGGTAAATATTCACATGGCAGGTAAAAATACAGATAATCAACTCGTTAAAAAGGCGCACTCAACACAGGCGTGGACAGAAGACGATATTAAACATCTTCAAGGATGTATGGATCCAGTTATGGGTCCGCATTACTTCCTTGAACATTTCTTTCACATACAACATCCTACAAAAGGAAAGATGTTGTATAAGCCCTTTGAATACCAGGCAAGGTTGATTGATAGTTATCACGGTCATCGTTTTAACGTTAATATGTTACCTCGTCAAACAGGTAAGACAACTACAGCGGCAGGATACCTGTTATGGTATGCGATGTTTGTACCAGATAGTACAATTCTTATAGCGGCACACAAGTATACAGGTGCTAAAGAAATTATGACACGTATTCGTTATGCTTACGAATTGTGTCCAAATTTTATTCGTCCGGGCGTTACAAGTTACAACAAAGAGTCGATAGAATTTGATAACGGATCACGTATTGTAGCGCAGACTACAACTGAAACAACAGGTCGTGGTATGTCACTATCATTACTATACGCTGACGAGTTTGCGTTCGTACCGCCTAATGTGGCTTCAGAATTCTGGACTTCAATTTCGCCTACACTAGCAACTGGCGGTAAGGCAATTATTACATCAACTCCTAATAGTGACGAAGACCAATTTGCTAGCATCTGGAAAGAAGCCAACAAGCGTGTAGACGAGTTCGGTAATACTACAGATGTAGGAAAGAACGGTTTCTTTCCGTTTAAAGCACATTGGAGCGAACATCCAGATCGTGACGAAAAATGGAAAGCAGAAGAAATGTCGCGTATCGGAGAAGAACGTTTCCGACGTGAACACGAATGTGAATTCTTAGTCTTTGATGAAACACTTATCAGCAGTATTTGTCTAGCAGGACTAGAAGGAAAAGAGCCAATTCTTAAAATGGGACAAGTTCGTTGGTACAAAAAAATTGATCCGATGATGACTTATATTGTAGCACATGACCCTGCTATGGGAACAGGTGGAGATTATGCCGCTATTCAAATTTTAGAAATTCCTAGCATGATACAGGTAGGCGAATGGCAACACAATATGACTAGGGTACAAGGACAGGTTCGAATATTAAGAGACATTTGTAAGTATATTGATGAATGTTGTGGAGGCTCTCCTAACCTCTATTTTAGTGTAGAAAACAATACATTAGGTGAAGCGGCGCTGGTTGCTATCAGCGAAATGGGCGAGGAAACAATACCTGGAATGTTTCTAAGTGAACCGGTAAAAAGAGGACACGTTAGACGTTTTCGTAAGGGATTTAATACCACCAGTATTAGCAAAATTAATGCCTGTGCCAAATTAAAACAGTTGGTTGAAAACAATCAAATAATATTAAACAGCAAGTCACTAATAAGTGAATTAAAGACATTTGTTGCTGTAGGTGTTAAATTTGAAGCAAAAGCGGAACAACACGACGATTTAGTATCTGCTATGTTGCTGGCAATTAGAATGCTGTTAATGCTCGGAGATTGGGATCCTGGAGTTTATGCTAAAATGACAGAAGATCGCATTTTAGACGATATGGAAATGCCCATGCCCATATATGTAAGTAATTTCTCATAAATACAGTCATGAATATAATTAACATTATCGCCCAGGATTTATTTGACAAAGTACGCAGTCGTTTTACCAATTTACAAATGGGTAACGAAAGCGGTGCTGTTACAAGCGATCCTTCAGAGGCACGATTTTTTGACTTTGATTTTGTACTCGAAGGCAATAATTTAGGTAGAGTCAGTATTAGTATTAACGAACGCGGTTCCTTAAAGATCTTCTACAGTCAAGGAATTACAGAAGGTACTGACAGTATAACAAGAGGACTATGGTTTGATTTCCTACGTGAAATGCGATTCTTTGCTAAACGAAGAATGATGCGTTTTGACACTCGAGACATTACTAAAGGAAATTTAAACAAGGACGATTTTCAGTTCTTATCAATAAACGGATCGAAGGAAGCCACTATGAATGAATCATCTATGTACGGTAGCAGTAAAACAAGTTACCGCAAATTAGAGAGTACACGCTTAATTGTACGTCACTCTCAAGCAGTAAACGAAGAACAGCCAGGAGCAAGAACTCGTCATATCACTGCGTTGTTCATCGAAAATGCCGAAGGTGAACGTTTTAAATATCCGTTTATTCATCTAGCAGGCGCTAAAGCAATGCAACGTCATGTGGCAAACGGTGGCCGACCATATGATGCTATTGGTGAATCAATCATGAATGTCAGCGAGCAAATTGCTCAGTTGAATACATTTAAACGTTACGTATCACATAACAATCTTGTTAGCGAAGATGTTTCTAATATCACAGAACACGCTAATCAAAAGTTAGAACAATTAAGAGATCATATTCATAAACTACAAGGTCAAAATTATTATTCTTCATTTGTTGAAAATTTTAAACCATCTGAAAATGTAGAATTAGATGAAGTTACTTTAGAAGACTATAAGAGCAAATTTACTGTTAAAAGTTTTGAAGAAGACTTGACAAGTATATTTCCGTTAATTCATGCTATTATGCAAGAAGCAGGCACAGTTGATTTAGAAGATATTGTAAGCGAAGATACTGATGAGCCAGATGACAACGGAAACATCGAACGCGGTTATAACGCATTTGAAAATTTTGAAGAATGGGCAGACGCTTTAGAAGAAGGCATTATGACTCCTGATCAAATTGATCAATTTAGAGATTTAATTAGTTCTGGATTGACTTTAGGTCCCGATGGCACTAGTGCTATTGAAGCATTGGCAGGAATTGGCATTGAAGATCCAAAATTAGAACAGGCGTTAAAATCTTTAGCCGCTGTTGATCCTAATGCCGATCCGGGCGAAACAATTGAAGCATGGTTGAAAGTAAATGATCCAGATGCGCTAGCACAACTAGGCGCAGGAGCAGAAGAACCGGCACCTGAACAAGAACCGGCACCTGAACAAGAACCAGCACCTGAACAAGAACCAGCACCTGAACAAGAACCAGCGCCTGAAATGGATCCTAATGTACAACAACCGACAGCGGAAGATACAAATACACAACATGTTCCGATTGGTCAACAAATGGCAAATGATGGTATTACATACAGTCGTGAAAAAGAACGTGAAATTATTGGCTTAATGGCTCAATATATGAAGAAAGACGGAATGAGTCCAAAATCAATTCGTTATTATCTAAATTATGACGAAGATTATATTCCTGATCAATTGAGTTACTTGCCAAGAGAGAAAGCGCCAGAAGAAGGCGAAGATATGGATAACGCAGAGCCAAAAGGTAAAGAACAAGTTAACATGAAAGAGTTGGCAGAGTTTATTGGTGCTTTCTATAATCCACATGGACGCGAGCAAGGGTTAGGCGAATGGCGCAAAGGCCCAACTGAGTTAGGTATCATGGCCGGTAAACAGTTTGGTGACAAGGCCGGGCGAATTGTAGAAAAGTTAGTGACAAAAATGCAATCAGCAGGAGAAGGAGATCATCAATTTTCTGAAGTTATGAGACTTGCCGGTATTAAAACATCCGAAAGTGGTCCGAACAAAGTCGACGTTCCTGCTTATCAACGTAAAAAATCAGGTGATAAAGATTGGAATGTAACTCGAAAAGACCTAGAAAAAGATGATGAAAAGAAACTTTCTAGCAAAGCAGGTTTAGCCGCTCTTAAAAAACGTAGCGGTATCGAAGAAGAATTTGATGTTGTATTAAAATTAGCCGGTTTGGCAAAATAAACCTATTTTAAGCCCCAACTGGGGTTGATATTATAAATAAAAGTGCGTATAGTTAACTATATGCACTTTTTCTTTTTTAGTCAGTTGGCTTTAAAAGAATGGCACATAAAATATTACATTAAGGAAAAATCATTATGGCAACTTTAGCAGAAATTCGCGCAAAACTTCAACAAGCATCTCAACAAAACACCGGCGGCGCAAGCGGTGGAGACAACGCAATATTTCCACATTGGAACATAGCAGAAGGTACTAACGCAACAGTTAGATTTTTACCAGACGCAGATCAAGACAACACATTTTTCTGGATTGAACGAGCAATGATCAAATTGCCTTTCGCCGGAGTTAAAGGTGAAGCAAATTCAAAACCAGTTACTGTACAAGTTCCTTGTATGGAAATGTGGGGAGAAACATGCCCAATCTTAACAGAAGTACGTCCATGGTTTAAGGACAAAAATCTTGAAGATATGGGTCGTAAGTATTGGAAAAAGCGTTCATACTTGTATCAAGGTTTTGTAGTTGATAGCAAACTACAAGAAGACAAAACACCAGAGAATCCAATTCGTCGATTCATTATTGGTAGTCAAATTCACAACATCATCAAAGCCGCTTTGATGGATTCTGAAATTGAAGAAATCCCAACAGACTATGTACGTGGTCTAGATTTTAAAATTACAAAAACATCTAAAGGTGGTTACGCAGACTATTCTACTTCAAACTGGGCTCGTCGTGAACGTGCTTTGAGTGAAGAAGAAAATGCCGCAATTAAGCAATATGGATTGTTTAATCTAAAAGACTTCCTACCTAAGAAGCCAGGAGATGTCGAACTCAAAGTTATGATGGAAATGTTCGAAGCGTCAGTTGACGGGGAAGCATTTGACATGGAACGTTGGGGTCAATACTTCAAGCCAGCAGGTATGGGCGGTAGTGGTTCAGCAACAGGATCTAAAACTAAAGATCCAGAAGCAGAAGACGCAGGTGAACCAGTAAGCACTCCAGCACCAAAAGCAGTTGCTAAATCAACTGTAAGTGAAGATGATGATGCTCCAACAACATCAGGAAATTCCGACGCAGGAGATCGTGCTCAAAACATTTTGGCCATGATCCGTAACCGCCAAAAAGCAGAATAAGGAGATAGACTATGAGTAAGGCCTTCGATATTTCGAAGTTCCGTAAGTCTATCACTAAAAGTATTGATGGCTTAGGAATTGGGTTTAACGACCCAACCGATTGGATTTCAACCGGTAACTATGCCCTAAACTATCTTATCTCAGGGGACTTCTTTAAGGGAGTCCCTTTGGGAAAAGTAACAGTTTTTGCGGGAGAATCTGGCGCAGGTAAGAGTTATATCTGTTCTGGTAACATTATTAAAGCCGCACAGGAACAGGGTATTTTTGTTGTCCTAGTTGACACAGAAAATGCTCTTGATCAAAAGTGGTTGACTGATTTAGGTGTTGATATTTCAGAAGATAAACTTTTGAAATTAAACATGGCAATGATTGACGATGTTGCTAAAACCATCAATGAGTTCATGAAAGAATACAAATTGATGCCAACGGAAGAACGTCCAAAGGTATTGTTTGTTATTGACTCACTTGGTATGTTGTTAACTCCAACCGATGTAAATCAATTTGAAGCAGGAGATCTTAAAGGTGATATGGGTCGTAAACCTAAAGCACTTACGGCGCTGGTTCGTAATTGTGTTAACATGTTTGGTAATTACAACGTCGGCTTGGTGGCTACTAATCACACATACGCTAGCCAAGATATGTTTGATCCAGATGATAAAATCTCAGGCGGACAAGGCTTCGTTTACGCATCTTCTATCGTGGTTGCCATGAAGAAGTTGAAATTGAAAGAAGACGAAGATGGTAATAAGGTTAGTGATGTATTGGGTATTCGTAGTGCTTGTAAGATTATGAAGACACGTTACGCTAAACCGTTTGAAAGTGTTCAAGTTAAGATTCCATATTCAACTGGCATGGCTCCAACCTCCGGTTTGGTTGACATGTTCGAGAAAATGGGTGTATTATCTAAGGTAGGGAATAAATTAGCATACACTAGTAAAGAGACTGGTGAAATTGTTGCCGAATTCCGCAAGAACTGGACTGAGGATAAACTCATGATGATTATGAAAGAATGGGATGAAAAATCTGTAGCAACAACGACTACAACAACCGAGGACACTGAGGAAGTATAATGGAAGAATCATTAATTATGGAACTATGGGATCTATTCCGAGAATATATTCCAGAAAAAAACCGAGAAATGGCTGCAAATCAATACGTAGATTTTCTCCTTGGCAAGGATGTTTCCGTAGAAGATTTAACAGCATATACGGGTTACGACCCTCATTTAGATGACGCAATCAAATCAGTTCAAACTGAGGAAGAAGGCTACGATGATGAGGAAAATGATGACTATGGGTATGAAGACGAGGATTATTAATGACCTGGTATTCAAAAGTAAGCAAAGATATTGCTCACTTACCTGATTGTATTGACTACTATTACACACAGTTAGATGAAGCAAGGGCTGAGGCAAAAATTTACGGAAACGTAGAAAAAGCCTCGGCGGCTTTGCCGGGTATTGTTGAACATAGATTCAATCAACTTCAAGAAATTGAGGCAATACTTGAATACCTAAACATCGAACTTCGAAGATTGCGCTCAAAGTTGTTTAGGAAGTATCTTGAAAACTATCAACGTGCTCTGAGTTCAAAAGATGTAGAAAAATATGTCGACGGTGAAGCAGATGTGGTTGACATGGACAAAATTATTAATGAATTTGCCTTGTTGAGAAACCAATGGTTGGGAATTATCAAGGCAATCGATATCAAACAGTGGCAACTTTCTAATATTATCAAATTGCGTACAGCAGGTATGGAAGATATTTCAATATGAGTTTTTTTGTCGCCAATTTACAACCTCCTAAATTCATTGAGGATCTGATATTAGACTTGAGTTACAGGTCTGTTATCCTTGCTCCTAATGATTTTAAAATTATTGACAGTTTTTCTGATCAATTGTTTCGTGGAGTTTCATTTACTGTTAAGCAAGGCGACCTTGCCGTGAAAATGTGTAAAAAATACAAGGCACAACTACACGCAACCTTTGGACCTCTCGTTGATACCATTATTGCAGGTCCACATTTTCAGTTACCATTGAGAGAATCAGTCAAACAACTTTCTCAAATTAAATTAGTCAAGGAGGAAAAGAAATATATTTCAGTAACTTTTCCTTATAATGAAAATTTGGTGGGAGAAATCAGAAAATTTAAGGAAAATAACAAAAGTGATTGGGCCGACTGGCACGGTGAAAAGAAGGAATGGCAATTTAGTCTAACAGAAGGAAGCGTCTATTGGTTATGTCAAGCACTTATACCTAAGCAATTTGAGGTAGATTCACAAATTTTGGAATTTTATGAAAAAATCTGTGAAATTCATGAAAATATTGAAAAATACGCTCCCATGCTGGTTGTTGAAAATGACCAACCAATGTTTAAAAATGTTTATCATGAGGTACCCCAGCCAGATACACCTGATTTACTTAAAGGTATCCTAATGGCCAAACG